CCGTTACAGAGGCCGTGCCGACCGTCGGCGAGGTCACACCGGCGAACGGCGACAGTGCGGCGGACGCCAGCGTGCGGGACGCCATCTCGCTGGCCCCCGCCATCGAGTCGATGCCGTTGACGAAGCCCTGGCCGACCTGCTGGCCGATGGTGGCGAACACGGTCGACGGCGAGTGGATGCCCAGGAACGACTTGGCCGCGTCGACAGCCCCCTTCGCCAGGTCCTTGATCGCCCCGCCGAGCGCGCCGCCCATCGACTTCACGCCGTTGATCAGACCCTGGATCAGGTCCACGCCCGCGTCTTCCAGCAGGATGCCGAACTTCCCTACCGCCTGAAGGATCTTGAGAGGCAGCTCGGTGAACAGGTCGAACACCAGCTTCAGCTGGTTCTTGACCACCTCGCCCATCGACCGGAAGGCGCCCGAGAAGTCACCCTTCAGCAGAGCCGCCACCGCGTTCAGCGCGGGGACGACCACGGTCGTCAGCTGCTGTGCCAGCCGTCCGGCCAGGATGGCGGCCAGCTCGCCGATGAGTCCGATCAGCGGGGTGATCAGCGGCATGAGCTTGTCCAGCAGCTGCGCCGCCAGCAGGCCGAACTGTGCCAGCACGGGGGCGAGGGCGGTAGCCACCTGAACGATGGCGTCCGTCAGCTGGCTGAGTGACGGCTGCAGCGCGAGCAGCAGTGCGTTGAGCGGCGGCAGCAGCGCGCCGACCAGCGCGTTGAACGCGTCAAGGATCGGCTGCAGCAGCGTGGGCAGTACGCCGAGGATCGGCCCCAGGACGGACGACAGGATGTTGCCGACCGTCTGGATGACCGGTGCCAGGGCGGTGAAGGTCTGGGCCAGGGTGGCGATGATCGGCGTCAGGATCGGGCCGAGCTGCGCGATCAGCTGACCGGCGATCACCAGGATGGGCGAGATGGCGCCGACCAGTGCGCCGATCGCGGTGACGACCGTACCGAGAACGGGGGTGAGCGCGTTCAGGATCGGGGTCAGCGCTGCACCCAGGGTGCCGATCAGCTGCGCCGCCAGAGGCAGCACGGGCGCGATGGCCGTGGCGATCGACCCGATGGCCGAGGCGATCGACGTCAGCACGCCGCTGTCCGCCAGTTGGTTGATCGCCTGCCCCAGGGCCTGCGCGACCGTGGCCACGGCGGGCGCCAGTGCCTGCAGCGCCGGGCCGATGGCGTTGACCGCCGAGACGATCGCAGGTCCGAGCGCGGTGAAGATCGGAACCAGCTTCGGCGCGAGCGCGCCGAGCTGCGTGGCCACGGCCGCGATGATCGGCCCGAGCTGCTTGGCCACGGTGGCGATCGTCCCGAAGATCTGCTGAAGGGCGTCGGCCCCCTGGGCCGACTCTACGAAGGCCCGGACCTGGCCGGTGATTTCCATCAGGTTGTTGAGCAGGCCGCCGCCCGCAGTGTTCCCGGCCTGGAAGACCGAGAACAGGATGTGGCCGACGTTGCTGATGATCGACCCCAGCTGGGCGAACACGTTCAGCGCGGTGTCCACCCATGCCACGGCCTTGCCGCTGTTGGCCGCGTCGACCAGAAAGCCATTGAGCTTGCCGGACACGGTCTGGATTCCGCTGGACAGCTGCGACCCGAACGCCTTAGAGACGACAGCGCCGATGGCAAGGAACCCCTGAATCACGTCCTGCGCTGCAACCCCCAGCCCGCTGAGTGCGGCCGTGGTGCCGCTCAGGATGGTGCTGATGTTGGCCACGCCCTCGGTCGTCCGCAGGAACCCGAGGGCCTGAGCGGCGGCGGTGCCGAACTGGGCTGCGATGTTCGACAGCCCCGTCTTCAGCGGGCCGCCGAGGGCCTTAGCGGTCGCGCTGATCTGGCCGATCAGCGGCGCGAAGAACGAGTCCTGCACACTGTTGCGCAGGTCCGTGAAAGCGGGTTTCAGCGTGCGCACCTCACGGGCCGCCGCCTTCGCCTTCGGCGACAGCTTGTCGAGACTCTTCTCGAAGGCCTTCGCGTCGCCTGTCAGCGCCGCGCCGAAGGCGTCGCCCACGCCCGAGAACGCCAGCTTCAGCGTGCCGAGGGCGGCCGCGAACCCGAGCACCACGGCGGGACCCGCGGCCAGGATGCCCGCGGCCGGGGCCAGGGCGGCCGTCAGGTTGACGATGCTGGTGGTGGCGGATGCGGCTGCGATGCCGAGCGCGCCGAACCCGAGCAGGCCCGTCAGTGCCTTGCCGGTGGTGGCGAAGGCGGACGACAGGGCGCCGAGCGCGGACTTCAGCCGGGCGGTGTTGACGTTGGCGTCCACGTCCGCCCGAATGGTGGGGTTGCGCATCTCGCGAATGCGGCGGTCGAAGCCGCTGACGTCCGGCACCACGCGGATGGGGATCTGGATGCCCGCGGTCTGGGCGATGATGTCCCGCCGCCACTGCGCCGCGTTGACCTTCGGGATGACGACGATCTCAAGCGGGCCGGGCAGCTTGATCTTCCGAAGCGCGATCTCGAACGCGGTCAGGTCCGCTTCGATCTCGATCGTGGCGGGCGACACCTGCCGGATCGCACGGGTGATGGCGCGCTCGATCCGCTGTCCTGCGATGCGGGCGCCCCGGTCCAGTGCGCGCGCCAGCTTCTCGGCGAGCTTGTCGGCCGCGTCGATGGCGGGCCGGTCTTCCAGCGTGATCGTGACGAAGCCTGCGCCCAGGTCCTCATCAGCCACGGTCGCCCCTTCCGGTGGTGTGGGCGTCCCGGCCTAGCGCGCAGCGGACCAGCCCAGTCTAGCCGCGGTGTGGAAGTCGCGGCCCTGCTGCGCTACACTGGTGGCAACGCAACCACACGAACCGGGACCATGAGAGAAGAGACCATGCAGCGTTTGAGTATCGCCGGACTGACGGGGCTGGCCCTGGCCGCCACCCTGCTCACCGGCTGCGCGAGCGGTACCAGCTGTGACGACGATGACGACAGCACCGTGATGGTGATGTTCCTCGGGACTGACGGCCGCTACCACTACGGCTCGCCCACCGGCAGCACCGTGCCGGACAGCAAGGTGCCGAAGTCGGCCCGCACCGCGCCGGGCTACAAGGCGCCCGCCGCCCCCGCGCCGAAGGTCGACACGAAGAAGGCCCCGGCCGCGCCGAAGCCCGCCGCCCCAGCGCGGCCCGCTGGGAAGCGGTGACCCATGGGACACAGCTACGGCGCCTACTTCGTCTACGGCGTCCACGTACCGGCCGACCGCTTCCCGGACCAGTCCACCACGGATGAGGCCGGGCGGCTGGACGACGTCATCCGCGAGCTCGGCCACCTGACCAACAGCTTTGGCCTGAGCCACCTGTCCGCGGGCGACTACGACCGCGACATGCTGTTCCTCTGCATCAACATCCCCGGCGTCGACAGCGAGGTGAGCCTCGGCAGCTTCTTGCGGGCCATGCCGACGGCGGCCGTCCCGAAGGTGTGGGACGACGCGCTGAAGCTGCTGTCCCGCGCGGCCGGGTACGGCGACCTGGGCGACCCGGCTTGGACCGTCGTTCCCGACTGCAGCTGACACAGCGCGAAGGGACCCCACCGGTGATCCGGCGGGGTCCCTTCGTCGTTCACCCGTACATGGCGTCTGCGGCCGCGAAGCGTGCCATGAGGGCCTGAGCCGCGTCCTCGGTCAGGCTACCACCGGCCGGGGCCGCGCGCCCGCTGGCGGCCTGCTGGCGCCGCTTCTCGCGGGCTTCCTTCGGCTCGGCCGTCAGCTGCGCCGAGACGCGCCGCCACTCGGCGTCGTCCTTCGCGTTGCGGCGCAGCGTCGCTTCGAATGCGGCGAGCAGCTGGTTCAGGTCCCACCCGCGCGGGTCGACGCCGGTCAGGGACAGCTCGCCGAGCCAGCTGTCCCAGCTATCGGCCGCGACCATGGTCAGCCGGTAGACGGTCCAGTACCGGCGTCCGGGTTTCCCGAGCCGCCGCCGTACAGCTCGGCGACCCACTCGATCAGCTGCAGCAGCACCCGCTGGGGAAGCCGCACGGTGACGAACGCGGCGGCCGACTCGGGCAGCATGAAGCCGGTGAGGAACTCGCGCATCGAGCCTTCCAGCTCGGCCAGCGTCTCGGCGTTGATCTCTTCCGCCGCCTTGCCGGGCTTGCTGCTCGTGCCCTTCTTCCCGGTCAGCCGGATCTGCAGGTCCTGCAGCTTCGTGTATGCGGCGAGGAACTCGCCCCCGACCGCCTCGGGCTCGAACTCGAACCGGTGCGGGCCGACCACCGCGACGTGCGGTTCGGTCCGGATCTCGAACACCTTTTCCATGGCTCACCTTTCAGGCCGCTGGTTGCCCGGCCAGCTTACCGCTTCACCGGCCGACCGGCCGCCCCCACCGGGACGACGTGCTGGGCACCGTCTGCCGCTGCGCCGCGGGGTTGTGGGTGCGGGCGGGAAGGTCGGCATCCAGGTACATGGCCGCGTAGCGGGCCGCGTCCATCGAGTGGTCGTGGACCTTCGCGGGGTGCTCGCGCGGGATGCCGTCGGCCCCGCGTTCCATCGCCCAGACGTAGCCGGTCACCTCGCCGAGGAAGCCGCGCGGCCGCTTCTGCGCATCGGCTACCAGGTCCCACCCCATGAGGGCGTCCCGGCAGACGAACAGCCGGGGCCGTCCGTCGCCCGCCGCACGCATACGGGCCGCGACGATCTGCACCCCTCGGGACACGTCCTTCTTGGCAGCCACCGTGGGCATGCCGATATGCCGCGTGAAGGTGGCCCGGTCCTCGGCATCGTGGTCCGCCACGATGGCGTCCGGCCGGTAGCCCGTCAGCTCTTTGATCCGCTTGGCGAAGTCCTCTACCAGCTGCTGTGTCTGGTGCAGCTCGCGGTTGAGGTACATGCGGCCGTCGCCGTCGACCAGCCATTCCTGCCAGACGGCGGGGTTCGAGTACCCCCAGTCGATCGACCAGATGATCCGGCAGTCGTCCGGGTTCGGCATCTCGCTGCGCGACAGGACGTTGACGTCGTCGCGCCACGTGTCGTAGACCATGCCTTCCGCGGCGACCCACAGGCCGTCCCGGTAGCGCATCTTCCGGACGCCGGTCAGCCCGGACAGGAACCCGAGATAGTCAAGCCCTGACTCGGTCCATGTCCCGTCGCTGTTGCAGAGGTACGGGTTGTCCTCGTGCTTCGACGTGTACAGCCGCAGCGGGTTGTCCGGTGAGTCGGCCCGTTCCTTCAGCCAGTGCTTAGGATGGTCCGGGTTGCAGGCCGAGACGATCTGGCGGTAGGTGTCTGCCGAGCCGCGCAGACGGGTGAGCAGCGTCTCGTATGCGACCACCGAGACCTGGTTGGCCTCATCGATCAGCACCCGGTCCAGCGACATGGACAGGACCTTGCCGGGGTTGTCCATGCCGCCCGGCATGATCATGCTGCCATTGGCGTAGCGGTAGCCCGCTGGCTTGCTGGCCGAGCCGCCGAACCACTTGACCTTCCCGGACGCGAGCTCTTCCTTGGCCACGAACTGTTCGAAGGCGACCAGGGTGGACGCGGTCAGCGAAGCGTGCGTCTGCCGCACGATCAGTGCCTGCAGACCGCGCACCCGGCTGGCGTCCGCGTGCAGCTTCATCAGTGCTGCAACTGTCTTCCCGGTACCGGCCGCGCCGACGATCAGCGCTTCCTTGCCCTGGTCGCGCATGAGGTCCGCGGCTGCGCCCCGGACGACGAAGTCACGCACGCGGCCGGTCCTCGAAGATGATGCGGATGCCGCCGCCGCTGGCGTCCGTGTCGTCTTCCTTCGGCGCCCCGACGCCGTTCAGCTTGTTGATCGACTCGACCAGGCGGCGGGCTTCGTCCACGGCGCGCAGCCGGACCGCGCGGTCGTCAGCGTTCAGCTCGTTGCCGTCCTGGTCGTAGACGGTCGGGGCTTCCTCGGTGATCATCTTGACGGACTCGCCGTACAGGTGGGCGAGGCGCAGGTTCGCTTCGTCGCGGTACTGGTCCGCGGTCATCTCGGCCCGCATGGTGGCCGCCGCCATGGCGTTGCCCACGGCCCGCAGTGCGGCGGCCGGGCTGTCGAACCCACAGGCACTCGCGACCTCGGGCCAGTGCGCACCGTCGCGCCGCATGCGGATCGCCCGTTCCAGATTCACCTGGGCCACCAGGTCATCGGCGATGTTGTCGGCCACGGGGGCCCCCTTCCGTCGACCACCAGGGTATCCGGCCGGATGCAGCTGAGCCCCCGCGAGAGTCAGGTCTCGCGGGGGCTCAGCCACGCAACCACCCGACAGGCACCACCGGGACCGGGGCGGACAGGCCCAGGGTACCACCGGCGGACGGCGCGGCACCGCCCCCGGCCGGGACGGTGGACGGGGGCGGTGCCGGAACAGCGGAAGGCAAGAGCCACTCTACCGTGATGCATGTCATGATCAGACCCGCTGGCGTGGTGCAACCACACCATGGTATGGGGTACAGTTGAATGGCAACCACAGGAACCGCTACCCGAGGCGGAAGCCATGGCATTCGAGCCGTACCCGAGCAAGAGGAACGATCCCGACTGGTCAGAATTCGCAGACGCTCACGACCTCGCCCGG